AAGCCTGGGGCGCGTCGAGCAAGGCAGACGCCAAGGCGAAGGCCAAGGCCATCTCGGCGCGGAACAAAGGAAAGAAGTAGTCATGGCCAACGTCAAAATCTCCGCGCTCCCGACCGCTACCGCAGCGACCGGCGTCGATGTCGTTCCGCTGGTGCAGAGCGGGGTGACGAAGAAGCTGTCGGTCACTGCGCTGTTTACCAGCCCGAGCTTTACGACTCCCAGCCTAGGATCGGCCACGGCGCTGACGATCAACCGCGTCACGTTCACGCAGCCCGCTGCCGGGGCCACGCTAACGATTGCCGATGGCAAGACGCTGACGGCCAGCAACTCGATCACGCTCACGGGCACAGACGGTGTTACGGTCACGTTCCCGAGCACGAACGCCACGATGGCCCGTACGGACGCGGCGCAGACGTTCGCCGGCACGCAGACCTTCAGCGGATCGGTGGTTCCGGCCGCAACGCTTGCCGACTCGGTGGGCTACGTCGGCATCCCGGTGAACTCGCAGTCGGCCGCCTACGGCCTGCTGGCCACCGACGCCGGCAAGAGCATCGTCCACCCGATCACGGACAACAACGCCAGAACGTTCACCATCCCGGACAACGGCACCGTGCCATTCCCAGTGGGCACCACGATCACGTTCATCAACATGATCAACACGGTGACGATTGCGATCACGACCGACACGATGTACCTCGCTGGAGCAGGCACGACGGGCTCGCGTACGCTCGCGGCCTATGGGATGGCAACGGCGGTGAAGGTCACCTCGACCTCGTGGATCATCAGCGGGAACGGGCTGACATGAGCGGTGCGGTTCAAGGGCTGATCGGGTCGCTGAAGGCCGCGCTCTCGTCGGTCGAGTACCTCGTCATTGCAGGCGGGGCAGGAGGCGGCGGCGGGGACAACACGAACGGCGGCGGCGGCGCTGGTGGTGCGGGTGGTTTTCGCACTGGCTCTCTGGCAGTGTCTGTTGGCGCGTCGTACACGGTCACTGTCGGGGCCGGGGGCGCTGGAGGCGCGGCCGGGGCAAACGCTGGCAATCCTGGCAGCGATTCGGTGTTTTCGTCCATCACCAGCACAGGCGGCGGCCGAGGTGGCACTTACTCTGGCACTGTGACCGGTGGTAACGGCGGCTCGGGCGGCGGCGGCGGCGGGCGCGCCGCAAATGCTGGCGGCACGGGCACGGCAGGCCAAGGCAACAACGGCGGCATCGGCGGCGCAAACGTGAACGGTGCGGGCGGCGGCGGCGGCGGGGCGAGTGCCGTCGGCGGCAATCCGACCGGCGCAAGTTTGGACACGGGCGGCAACGGCGGCAACGGCACCGCATCGAGCATCACGGGATCGTCCGTAACCTATGCGGGCGGTGGTGGTGGCGGCAGAGGTTCCGCTATAGGCGCGGGTGGCACAGGCGGCACAGGCGGCGGCGGCGCGTCAACAGCAGGAGTTGGGCAGAACGGCACCCCGAATACCGGAGGTGGCGGCGGCGGTGGCGGCATGATTACGTCTACCGGCGGCGCTGGTGGCAACGGAGGCTCGGGCGTAGTCATACTCGCCTATCCGTCATCCTTCCCGGCCATCGCCACCATCCCCGGCAGCCTGACCCACACCGTCTCGACCGCCAGCAGGCCCGGATTCCGGGTCTACACGTTCACTGCCGGCACCGGCTTGATCACGATCTGACATGGCCGCAATCCCCATCGTCGCAGGCATTTACTCGGACGCAGGCCCGGACATCCGCACAGCGTTTCCGGTCAACCTGATGCCCGTTCCAAAGGGCTCAGGGGTATCACAGGAGTACCTGCGCCCGCACGATGGTGTGGTGAGTTTCGGCGGCTTGGACAACTCCATCGACCGAGGCGGGGTGAACTGGCAAGGTGCCTGCTACCGCGTCATGGGAACGAAGCTCGTTCTGGCCGCTCCGGATGGCACGATCACTGTGCTGGGCGATGTAGGCGGCCCGACCGCCGAGTACGTCACGTTCGACTACTCGTTCGACCGCCTGGCAATCGCCAGCGGCGGCCGGCTGTACTACTGGAACGGGACGACACTGACGCAAGTCACCGACCCCGACCTCGGCACGGTGCTTGATGTCGTGTGGGTCGATGGGTACTTCATGACAACGGACGGCGAGTTTCTGGTGGTCACCGAACTCAGCAACCCGCTTGCCGTCAACCCGCTCAAGTACGGAAGCAGCGAGGTCGATCCCGACCCAGTGGTCGCGCTGCTGAAGCTGCGCAACGAGATCTACGCGATCAACCGCAACACCATCGAGGTGTTCGACAACGTGGGCGGGGACTTGTTCCCATTCCAGCGGATCGACGGCGCGCAAATCATGCGCGGCGCGGTGGGCACGCACGCCGTGTGCGTCTTTGGCGACGAGGGCCTCGCGTTCCTCGGCGGCGGCCGGAACGAGCCGCCAAGCGTCTACCTCGGCGGCAACGCCTCCAGCGCCTCACTGGCCACACAGGACGTTGATCTGCTGCTGCAGACCTACACCGAAGCGCAACTCGCTACGGTGAAGATGGAGGCCCGTATCGACCGGGCGCACAAGCTGCTCTACGTCCATCTGCCAGACCGCACGCTGGTGTACGACCACGCGGCCAGCCAGGCGCTGCAGATGCGGATCTGGTTCACACTCACGAGTTCCGTGGCCGAGTTCTCGCAGTACCGCGCGCGCAATCTGGTCTGGGCCTACGACCGATGGATCGTGGGCGACACCCAGTTGACCGACACGCTGATCGGAACACTGCTGGCCGAGGACGGATCGGGGCTGGAGGAAGAAACGGACTTGGACACCCTTGGCGTCGAAGACTTGGCGTATGGGTCACTCGGCTACCTTGACCGCAAGACGAGCTACCAGTGGAACGAGAAAACCCGCTGGGAGTTCTCCACGCCCATCGTCTACAACGAGTCCAAGGGCGCGATCTTCCATGAGCTCGAGCTCGTGGCGCTGCCGGGGCGCGTGACGGTCGGATCGAACCCGACCATCTCGACCTCGTACTCGACCGATGGCCTGTCGTGGAGTCAGGATCGGTTCATCGGGGCCGGCAAGACGGGCGACACCCGCAAGCGTCTCGTGTGGTTCCAGCAGGGCAACATGGAGTCGATCCGCATGCAGCGCTTCCGGGGCGACTCGGACGCGCACATCTCTTTCCTGCGGCTGGAGGCGCGGCTTGAGCCGCTGAACGTCTGATGGCCACGCAGACGCCACCGCTGCGCCTGACACGGGATCAGCTCGCCACGTTCCTGACGGATCAGAAGCAGATCCGCGCCTTCGAGAACCTGTTCTCCATCGTGGAGGACATTGCGCCCGATGTCGTGCAGCAGGTGCTGCTCGCGGCCGGCAGCGCGCAGGCAGCGGCCACGGACGCGCAGGGACAGGTGCAGAGCGCAGAGCAGGCGCTGGGCACGATGCTTGCGGCGTGCGAGGCCAAAACTACGCTGGCGCTGCAGCAGGTGCTCGCGCTCAAGCACATCGCTGACTTCGTGGAGACTGCGCCGCCCCCGCGCGAGTTCAAGCGCTCGCGCTACGGGTCGTTCTACGACACCACGACGCAGACGGCGACCGTGATCAACACGGCCACCGCGATCACGTTCAACACGACCGATCTGTCCCGTGGCGTCACCATCGGCAGCCCGACCTCGCGGGTCTACGTGGACACCGAGGGCATCTACAACTTCCAGACCAGCATCCAGCTCGACTCGACGGTCGCCACGGATCAGGAGTTCTACCTCTGGTTCAGGAAGAACGGCGCGGATGTCACGAACTCCGCGAGCCAGGTGCGCGTCAAGGGCAACAATGCCGAGGTGTTCCTGGCCCTGAACTATTTCTTCGACCTCAAGGCCGGGGATTACGTCGAACTCATGTTCAGCGTCACCAACCTCGGCGTGCAGCTGCTGGCCTCTGGCCCCGTGGCCCCTCACCCGGGCATCCCGTCCATCATCCTCACAGTCGCAAACAACATCGGGGGCGTCGAATCATGACCGTAACCGTTACCGTGCTCGTGCCTCCCAAGCAGATGGAGGCATCGCAGACCACGCAGTACACCGCCACGAACGTGCGGGCCATCATCGACAAGGCCACCGTGACGAACACGGACACCGTGTCGCGCACGTTCTCGGTGAACATCGTCACGAGCGGCGGGTCTGCCGGGAATGCCAACTTGGTGATCGACACGCGCACCGTGCAGCCCGACGAGACGTACCTGTGCCCCGAGCTGGTCGGCCAGGTGCTCGCGCCTGGTGGGTTCATCTCGACCATCGCGAGCAATGCGACCTCGCTCACGCTGCGGGTGTCTGGACGCGAGATCACTTGAGGGGTATGATGGCATCCGCTGAGTCCATCGGCCGCCAGCAGCCACCGGGAGGTGCCATGCTGCGTAAGAATCTTGAGCAAGTGTTCCGGCTCCCGCCTGCTGCGGTGGAGTGGCTGCTCGCGCTGTACGACTGCATCCAGGTGCTTGACGACGTTGCCGATGGCGACAAGGTGGAGCGCGCAGACCTCGACGCGGCGATCTGGAATCTGCTGTTCGCGCTGCCGGCCTCGCCGTTTTTCCAGCAGCACAGCGCCGTCCTGCTGCCGCTGCTCTCGCAGGCGATCCTCAAGTGGCAGGGCGCAGACGCAGCCGAACGGGCCGGGAGCCCGTCAGCGATGGCCTTCGCTTGGCGCGCCGGGTACTACGACATCGTGCTGTCAGTGGTCTGCATCTGCCACGGGGCAGCGGCGGCGGTGAAGGCCGCGCCGTTCGTCATGGGGCTGTACGGCGAGAAGTTCGACGCCTATCTCAACGAATTCGATGGAGGGCGCGATGCCTAATCCAGTCACCGGGCTCGTCGTCGGCGGGTCGAGTCTCCTCAGCGGAGCCATGCAATCCCGCGCTGCGGGTAAAGCCGCAGGCCAGCAGGCCGACGCCGCGCAGGCAGGAATCGAGGAGCAGCGCCGGCAGTTTGAGGAGATGCAGAAGCTCCTCGCGCCTTACGTCCAGGCCGGCCAGCCCGCGCTACAGGCGCAGCAGGCAATGCTCGGCCTCGGAGGCGCAGAGGCGCAGCAGCAGGCCATCGCAGGCGTCGAGCAGAGCCCGCTCCTGCAGGCGCTGATGCGTCAGGGCGAGGAGGCGATGCTGCAGAACGCATCGGCTACGGGCGGTCTGCGAGGCGGGAACCTGCAGGCCGCGCTGGCCCAGTTCCGGCCGCAGATGCTGCAGGAGGCGCTCGACCAGCAGTATGCGCGCCTCGGCGGGCTCACGGCGCTCGGGCAGCAGTCCGCTGCGGGTGTGGGCGCGGCGGGCATGGAGACGGGGCGCGGCGTTGCCGGTCTGCTCCAGCAGCAGGGCGCGGCTCGCGCAGGTGGGGCGCTCGGCCGTGCGGCACCGTTTGCCAGCCTGCTCCAGATGCCGGCCCAGATGTACGGCATGGGCGTGGGCAGCGGACGGATTCCGTTCCCGTCGTTCGGGGGTGCGCCGAGTGGCGGCTCACCGTTCTTCGGCTCTGCTGGCGGCGGCGGGGTGATGTGATGGCAATCGGCCCGATCAACTACCAGATGCAGGTCGCCACGCCGTTCGAGAGCGTGCTGCAGGGGATGTCTGCAGGCGCGCAGATGGCAAACATCGAAGCCGCGCGCATGCAACGGGAGGCGCAGGCGGCGGCCCAGCAGCAGGCCATGCAGCAGCAGCAGGCCATGCAGCGGGCACTTGCGGGACTGATGGCGAACCCGAATCCGACGTTCCGCGATTACCAGAATGTCGCGGTGCTGCTGCCGAAGGATCAGGCGGCGACGCTGATGTCGGGGTGGGACAAGCTCAGTGCAGAGCAGAAGGGAAACGATCTGTCGTTCGGCGGTCAAGTGCTGTCTGCCGTGAATGCGAGCCCAGAGGTTGCGGTTTCCATGCTGCGCGAGCGGGCAACAGCAGAGCGCAACCGGGGGCGCGAGGATCAGGCGAAGGCATACGAGACCTGGGCCACGCTGGCCGAACGCGATCCAGACTCGGCCCGTGTGACTATCGGCACGCTGGTGGCCCAGCTGCCGGGTGGCGACAAGGTGATCGAGTCTGTCGGCAAGGTTCAGGAACAGCAGCGTCAGACCGCGATGTTCGGGCCTGGGCTGGCAAAGGCTCGAGCCGATGCGGACAAGGCTGTGGCGGATGCTGTCAAGGCTGGCGTCGACGCGCAGTACGCCCCCGCGCTGGCCGTGGCTGGGCTCGGCAAGGCGCAGGCAGAGGCCATCAAAGCCGCATCGGATGCCAAGTTTGCCGACCAACTGAACCAAGCCGGCCTGACCGAGCGCAACTGGAACATCCGCGCCGCGCAGAACCGCATCAGTGTGGAATCGGCTCGGCTTGGGCTGGATCGCGACAAGACGACCGCCGACATCGCGCTGACGCTGGCGCGCGTGGGTGAGATCGCCAACAGCCTGCCGGATCAGGCGAAGAAGGACATCAACACGGCTGCTGTGGCGTCTGGGACGGCGAAGCAGCAGGCGGTGCAGTTCAATTCGTTGGCTGACAAGTTGGCCGCAGAGGGCGGCGGCTTCGGCGTGTTTTCGTCGGCCACGGACTACTTGAAGAAGGCCACCGGCAACCAGGGCTATATGCAGGAACTCCGTCAGGAGTTCACCCGCCTGCGCAACAGCGCCGCCGTGCAATCGCTGCCTCCCGGACCCGCCACCGACCGCGACATTGCGCTGGTACTCGAGGGTTTCCCGCCTGCGAACGCGGATTCGCGCACGATGGCCGGATTCTTGCGCGGCATGGCCAAGCTGCAAGACATCAACAGCGCCGTCGAAAACGCCCGCGTGGACTGGCTGACCAACAATCGCGGATCGCTGGCACGCGCACGCAGCGGATTCCAGGCTGGCGAGTTCACGGCCAGCCCCGGCGAGACGTTCGTCGATCTCACGGCGCGCATCTCGCAGGACATCTCCAACCGATACGCGGCTGGCGACGGCGGGGCACCTCGGCAGCCTGCGCCGGCCATTCCTGGCGCTCCTGTGCAGCCTGGGCAGGTTGCCCCTGCGGGGCGTGGTCCGCGACCGGCCCCGCCCGCTTCCCCCTACGGCGGCCTGTCCAATGACGAAATCCTGCGCCGGCTGGCGATGCCGCCCGGGAGCCGCTGATGGACTTCGAACTGCTCCTCGAGGCCGAGCGGCGTGGAATCCTGCCGCCTGACAGGGCCGCGCTGCTTGCCGAGGCGCGTCGGCGTGGCCTCGTGCCGCAGGCTGCTGGTGCTGCGCCTGCCGCCCCTGCCGTACCGGAGCAGCCATACACCGCACCGCCCGCCGTGCGTCCTGTTGAAACCGGCCCAGCTCCTTCGCTTGGGCAGCGCATCATCGGTGCAGGCGAGGCCGCGCTTACCGCGATCACGGGGGCCACGGGCGGCACTGCTGGCCTGATCGGCGGCACCGTTGGCGGGCTGGCGGGGTCAATCCTGTCGGGCCAGTTCGGCACACCGGAGGCTGCGCAGGAAGTCGAGCGCGCTGCGATTGAGCAGGCGCAGCGGTTCACGTATCAGCCGCGTACTCGAGCGGGGCGCGAGCAGGCCGAGGCGCTAGGTGAGTTCGTCCAGCAGGTTGCGCCGCCTGTGTTGCCGAACATTGCCGCGCCAGGAATGGCCGTGCAGGCTGTGGGGCAGCAGGTTCCGTTGGCGGCGGCTACGGCTAGGCGTGCCGGTGCGGCGGCGGCTCCCGCTGCTCAGGCTGTGGTGCAGGCTCCCGTGCGCGCTACTCGAGCGGCTGGCAGGGCTGTGGGGCTGCTGCCGCCTGACGAGGGTTCGCTTGCCGCTGGATCGCAGACCAGTGCGGCCATGCAGCGCGGGGCGATGGGGGCGTCGGGGGCTACGGTGGGCGGCGAGCGCCAGACTGTGGCCTCAACCATGCCGGTGCCGTTTGAGGGCCGCGCCGGCCTGACGGCTGGGCAGGCATCTCGAGATTTCGCGCAACTGCAGTTTGAGCGCGATGCCGCGAAAATCCCAGACCTGGGACAGCCCTTGCGCGAGCGCATGGAAAACCAGACGGCGGTGATGATCCAGAACTTTGATGCTCTGATTGATCTGCCGCAGCGCCTCAATACCGACCCGCGTTCGATGGGCATGGCGGTGGATCGCGCGCTGGTGAACCGTGTCGAGGTGCAGCGCAATCGTATCCGCGATCTGTACCAGCAGGCACGCGAAGCAGGCGCTATGGAGTCTCCGGTCGAGATGGCTCCGCTGCTCGCCAGCGTGAACGATCTGGCGCGATTCGAGGGCCTGGTGCCAGGCGTGCGCACGATCCGCAACGAGGCCGTGCGACTCGGCGCTCTAGTTCCTGATGCTGATGGAAATCTAACGCCAGGGGTCATCACGCTCGACAGCGCCGAGCTGCTGCGCCAGTTCGTGAACGAGGCCACCGACTGGACGAACCGACGCGAGGCACTGGTCGGCACGCGCATCAAGAACTCCATCGACTCGGCCACAGAAGGCGCAGGCGGCGAAGCGTACCGCAGGGCACGCAGGGCTCGAGCGCAGTTTGCGGAGGAGTTTGAGAATGTCGGCCTTACGTCCAAGCTGCTTGGCACGAAGCGCGGCACTGACGACCGTCAGGTCGCCTTCGCAGACGTTTTCGACAAGGTGATCGTCCTGTCGCCTGTCGAGGAGATGAACAAGCTGCGCGGCACGCTGCTGCGTGCTGGCCCAGATGGTCGGCAGGCGTGGAGCGACCTCAAAGGCGCTGGCGTCCAGTACATCAAGGACGCTGCATTTTCGCCTTCGCAGCGCGATTCGGCGGGCAATCCGTTGTTCATGCCTAACCAGATGGCCAAGATCGTGAGGTCGCTGGATCAGGACGGCAAACTCGAGGCACTGTACGGCAAGCGCCAAGCACAAGTGCTGCGCGACCTGTCCGAGCTCGGCAACACGATGTTCACCGCACCGCCTGGGGCGATCAACCACAGCAATACGGCTAGCGCGATGCGAATCGTGCTGGACTCCATAGGAACTGGCGTCGTTACTGGCGTCCCGGCTCCAGCTGTGACTGCCTTGCGCGAGGCGGCAAAATACGTCCGTGACCGCAAGACCCGAGCCCGCATCGAAGCCGCCCTGCGCGGGCAGATGACAACCGACTGATCGGATCACCCATGACCACCCTCTCCATCTCCCCGCCGTTCCCGATCTTCAGCGACCGCGACGGCAGTCCGCTGGAGAACGGGTACGTCTGGGTCGGCACGGCCAACGTCAACCCGATCACGAACCCGATTGCCGTCTACTGGGACGCGGCGCTCACGCAGCCCGCCGCATTGCCGGTGCGCACGATCAACGGCTACCCGGCCAACAACGGCACGCCTGGGCGGCTGTACGTCAACAGCGATTTCTCGATCACGGTGCAGGACGCCAAGGGCTCGCTGGTCTACAGCGCACTCGCGGCAACTGATCGTTTCAGCGAGGTCGTCATCAGCGGTGTGGACTCCTCGCAGGTCGCGTTCCTGCAGGCGGGCACCGGGGCTCAGCCGCGCACCGCGCAGGACAAGCTGCGCGACTTCGTGCATGTCAAGGATTTCGGCGCAGTCGGAGACGGTGTGGCCGACGACACGCTCGCCATTCAGCGAGCCACGACGGCCGCAAAGAACGTCTACTTCGGAGGCGCGAACAACAGCTACAAGATCAGCGGATCAATCGTCCTGCAAAACGATTCGCATCTGGTCTTCGGTGGCGCGACCGTCACGCAGACGGCATACCAGACGCCCATGTGGGATGCTCGCAACACCATCCGTGTGTCGATCCAAGGAGGAAGGTTCATCGGCCTTGCCGAAAGCCCGTTCGTCAACACTCCGACATCGCTTGCAATCTGCGTGTGGGCCACTTCGGCGGCCAGGCTGTCGGTGCGCAACAACGTATTCACCGGGTTCTGTTATTCGGCTCTGATGGTTTCCAGCGGCGGCAACAGCATCGAGTTCATCGAGAACTTCGTCAGTGGCCCAGGCGCGGCAGTGCTGGGCGTGCCGTCAGTCGGCAACCGCAACTGCACGGGCGTCACCATCGTCAGCAGCACGGGCGTTGTGGTCAGCAACAACATCATCCGGGACGCCGCGCAGGGCCTAATCATCGGCCAGCAATGCACCGATGTCGTCGTCAGCGGGAACACCATCCTCAACACGCTGGTCGAGCATGGGATGTACATCGACTCGGGTGTGCGCCGCATCGCCATCGCCAACAACACGGTGACCAACTGCTGCAGCAACGGCATCAAAGTGCAGTGGTACGACGACATTGCAACAGTGCCGAGCGATGTCACGATTACCGGCAACGTGGTGCAGAACGTCGGCACCGAGCCGACAACGAACGGTGACGGCATCGTCTGCCTGAACTCGGTGCAGAACACGGTGGCAACCATCACCGGCATCACCGCAGCCAATCCCGCCGTGTTCACCACGGCAGCGGCGCACGGCCTAACGGCTGGCGACATCATCACCATCAGCGGTGTTGTCGGCATGGTCGATGGGGCAAGCGCGGTGGGAAACGTCGTCAACGACACCTTCGTCGTCGCTACGACTCCGCTGTCCACCACGTTCACCGTCAATACGTATGCCGACACGGTGCTGAACACGACCGGGTGGAGCGCGTACACCAGCGACGGCGCGGTGAAAAAACCGATTTACGGGGTGAACTTCACCATCGTCGGCAATACGGTGCGCACCGTGACGCAAGACGGCATCAGCGTGCGCTACGTCAAAAACGGTGTTGTGTCCGACAACATTGTCGATACCGTGTCGCGCATCGGGTTCTCCGGGCTGTACCTGTACAACGTCAACATCGACAACAACAGCATCAGCAACGTGCAGGAGAACGGCATCTCGGCGTTCGCTCCGCTGAAGCCCACGTTCATCCGAAACAACTCACTCTTCAACTGCGGCGCGGCCGGCATCGACACCAGCGGTCGAAGCTCGGGCATGCTGATCGACGGCAACGGTGGTTCGTACATCTTGAACAACACCATCGTCGGTGAGTCCACGCAGACGAAGATGTTCTATGGCATCCAGCTTGCCAGCGGGGACAAGCGGCAGTTCGTCATCGACCACAACGTGATCCAGCGTGCCGAGAGCGCTGGCATCGTGCTGTGGAACGACACACCAAACGTCTACCCGCTCAAGTCCCTGCTACGCAACATTTCCGAGGCCGCTGCTGGGCCGAATGCGTATAGCGGGCTGGCTACCGCCGTGCCTGGGCTCGGTACGACGTGGCGCGATTTCTTTGGTGATGTCGTTCCGGCGTCTGGTACATGGATTCAGGGCGACCGCGTATGGCAGCAAACGCCAGCGGCCAACGGCAATCTCGGCTGGGTCTGCCTTGTGTCTGGCACGCCTGGAACCTGGGTGCCGTTCGGCGTGGTGCAGCTTTCCAACGCTTACACGGTGACCAACCCCAGCACAGACCGGGCGCTCAATGTGTCTGCGGACACGACGGCGCAAGTCGCCGCCGTGCTGGGCACGCTGATCGCTGACCTGCAGACGGCTGGAGTGCTGAAGTGAGAGTTCCAGACTTCCTCACCCGGCTGATGCCTGCCGACAAACTCCTGCACCTGGGCCTGGGCGTCGTGTGGCTCTTCGCCGCCGCAACGAGCTACTGGGTGCTGCTGCTGTGGGGCGTCGGGCCGTTCCTGGCCTACCACACGACCGTCTTCGGCCTGCTGTACGAGGCCAACCAGGCGATCCGTAAAGAGGGCCAGCCCGAGCTGCTGGACGCCGTTGCAACCGCTGCGCCTGGCTGGCTGGCGTGGCTCGCCCTGGAGGCCATGAAGTGAACGACATTGACCCCGTGAAGTTCGGCCTGTTGATCGGGCAGGTGCGAGCGCTTGAGTCTCAGGTCGAGGATCTGCAGAAGGACATGAAGGCGCTGCTGGAGCTCGCCAACCAGAGCAAGGGCGGCTTCTGGATGGGCATGACCATCGCGTCGATCTTCGGCGGCGCGGTGTCGTGGCTGGCTTCGCACATGGGTGGCAAGTGATGACTTTCGCCCTGAGCCAGCGCAGCCTGAACAACCTGACAGGCGTGCAGCCGGCGCTGGTCGCTGTGGTCAAGCGGGCCATCCAGATCACGAAGGTGGACTTCGGCGTCATCGAGGGTGTTCGCACGCAGATGCGCCAGCAGGAGCTGGTGAACTCAGGCGCATCGCAAACGATGAACTCGCGCCACCTGACCGGCCACGCTGTCGATCTGATGGCCTACATCGGTGACCGGGCGTCGTGGGAACTCAACCTCTACGACGACATCGCGGACGCCATGAAGGCCGCAGCCATCGAACTCGACACGCCCATCAAGTGGGGCGCGGCCTGGACGGTGCAGGATATCCGCAAGTGGCACGGCACGATGGCGTCGGCCATGAACAGCTACATTGACGAGCGGCGCAAGGCGGGGCGTCGTCCGTTCATCGACGGCCCGCATTTCGAGCTACCATGAACCCACTGATCATCGGCCCTCTCTTTGAGATGGGCAAGACGCTGCTTGACCGCTTCGTGCCCGACCCCGAGAAGAAGCGCGAGGCTGAGGCCGAGTTCCTGCGCATGGCGGCCGAGGGTGAACTCAAGCAGGTGATTGCGCAGCTCGAGATCAACGCCCGCGAGGCCACGCACGCCAGCGTGTTTGTTGCCGGCTGGCGGCCTGCGTTCGGCTGGTGCGGTGCGCTGGGGTTCCTCTACGCCACCATCGGCCAGCCGCTGCTGGCCTGGGGCGCTGCGATCAAGGGGTGGCCTGCGCCGCCTGCCCTGAACCTCGATCTGCTCTGGGTCGTGATCACCGGGATGCTGGGGATCGGGGGCCTGCGCACGTTTGAGAAGACGAAGGGTGTGACGAAGTAGGCTAGTGCCTCTCCTGCGGCAACCCCCGCAGCAGCTCCCGGTACGCCACCAGCGCGCAGGTCACATCCTGCTGGCTGAAATCGAGCAGCATCTGCAGGCGCTTGATCTCGGCATCTTGCTCGCGCAGGCGCTGCTGGGCGTCGTAGGCGAAATGCACCAACGACTCTTTGCTCCAACTGTCGAAGTCGGCCATCACAGGTTCCCCATCACCAGCAGCACCACGATGCACAGGGCGCAGATCGCGGCCACGGCCCGCAGGACATCGGTGGCGATGACCTTGAGCATGTCGTGCTCGGGCTCCTCCAGGCCGACTTCGGTGGCCGCTTCGGCCGCCTCTGGGTGGCGACCCTGCTGGTCGCAGCCTTTGGGAATCATGGCGTGATCTCCTTGAACAGTTTCGCCTCTGGCCCGCACTGCCCGCCCTCGTCGGAGGCGTCGATGCAGTAGGGTCGCAGGTCAGCGCCGGCGCGAGCAGAGAGCATCTGCCGCACCAGCGGGTTCGGGTGCTGCGCGCGGTTGCAGCGTAGCACTCCTTCGTTGCCCTCGCCACGCTTGAGGCGCGAGTGCTTGCACGACTCGCACCTCTCGCGGCGCTGCCACCAGGCCAGCGTGGCGGGGTGAGGGGTCAGGAATCGTTGGTCGAGTTGCATCAGAAGCTCGGATTCTGCTGGCACCAGCAGAGCTGGCCGCTGGCGTCGTAGCCGACGCCGTGGCAGTCGGGGCAGGGGTTGATGCCGTGGCGGGCGAGGCGGTCGGCGGCTTGGGCGCGGATGGCGGCGGCGACATCCCGCCTAGCATCGGCAGCTGCACCGCCTGCAATCGCACACGCCTCCCTCTCGGCTGCGGCGACGAGGGCGGCGAAGCGGGTCAGCGTGGGTGTTATCTCCCACTGATCCACCCAGATCATGTCGCGCTTGGTTTCAAAACCAGCTTTGCTGGCGGCTTCGATGATGTCGTCGCGTGTCATGCTTGCCCCTCCGCTTTGGCGATGGCGGCGCGGGCAGCTTGGTGCAGCGGATAGATGATGCCGTCGTGGTGCGCGCTGGCGTGGTGGTCCCACAAGTTCACGATGCTGCGCAACGCCTCCAGCAGTTCGGCATTCACCGCGTGCAACCGGCGCAGTTCGTCATCCGCGTCGCAGTTCCATCGGCCGTCGCGCAATGCAAACGGGGTGTCAGCCAGTCGATGGGCTTTGGGCTTATCCATTCTCTTTCTCCACCGGCACATCGCGCCAAGTGCCCATCTTCATTTTGAACACATCGCCCGCCGCGTCCTTGCCGTTCGGGTGTTCCCAGAACTGCTGGAGGATGCGAACGGTGCGGGTCACGGCGTGCGTCGGGTGCTGCTCGTCAATGATCTCTTCGCGCTCCACGAAGCGCAGCTTGTTGGTCGGGGTCATGTGTTTCGCTCCTTCAGCGCGGCCTCGATGGCGCGGGCGATCACATACGGGTCGTAGGGCCATGTGTATGCACAGGTTGATTTCATCTCCTCCTCCGTCAGCGACTGCCACTCGCGGCGGGGTGGGTGGGTGAAGAGGGGCTCTTCCGTCCATCCCCGCGCTTTTTCATCGTCGGTTAGGATGCGCTCTGAGACATCCCAGTGATTCCCTTGCCTGTGGATCCACGCCACCGGTTCCTGCTCCTGCTGCTGCGCCAGCGCGGTGCGGAGGGCTTCCTCAAGCTGAAGCACCGGCACATGCGCGAGAGTCACGGCCTCGCGGGTTGCCTTGTTCACTTTGTTGCCGAACGGCGGCACGGCCATCCATCGGCGCTTGAACTCTTGAACATGCGCCAGCGCCTGCTTGGCGGCTTTCTTCAAGTCGCTCATACCTCACCCCTGTTACGCATCCAATGCGCCTTGTGTCGCAACGTCTCGCTGCGGTTGTTTTCAATGGCCTCCGCAATCATGTCGAGGTAGTCGGCCATCAACTCTTTGGTAAGCCAGTGAGGCTCCTGCTCCTGCTCCTGCGCCAGCGCGGCGCGGAGAGCGTCTTGGGCTTTCAGGACATAGTAGGGTTCGCTTAAACCCTCCAACGCCTCCAGCGCCTGCTGGGCGGCGGCTCTCAGGTCAGTCATTCCCCAGCCTCCTTCAGATAACCCGTCAACCTCTTAATCTTGCTCTCGTAATACCTCACGAGGCCATCCGCATATTCCCTACTGCTCTGCGCGCTCAGCAGGCCGCGCTTGGCGTCCTCCAGCTCGCGGGCGGCAAGGACCAGGGCGGCGGGTGGTGTGAACCACCCTCGGACGATTTCCAACGCTCTCATGCTCTGCTCTCCTGACTGTGGCGGCACCTGGCCGCGTATTCCCAGACGCTCGAGCACTGCACGATCTCCGGGTTCTCGGCCTGCACTCGACAGGTCTGCCACTTCGCCCATCTGTTGCAGGCGCTGGGCTTCACGAATCCGATCACGCGGAGGTTCGACAGATACGTGCGCGCCGATGCCATCTGTACGCCGAGCTCGACGGCGAGCTGCTGCGCGGTGCAGGGCTCGAGACGCTTGACCGCCTCGAGGGCGTCAAGCATTCGGGGTGTCACGTGCGTGGCGTTCATGCTGCGGCCCACGTGAAAATCCACCAAGCCAGGCCGGTGCCGATGGCGATGGCCAGGGCGATGTCGGCCAGCGGGCGCGGGCGGCTGGCGCGGCGCTGCGCGATGTACGGGTGACGCTGGGAGTGGTCATACATGGCGGTTCCCCTCGTATCGAGTACGCATCTCGTTGAACTCGTCGGCTACGCTGCGCGCAGCATGCTCGGTGCGGCAGTCGGCCACTACGGTAAGGGCATCGACGCCCGCGATCTGGCGCACGACGAGCCAGCGCTCGCCTACTTTGCGCACGCTGTACGGCCCAGCTTGGGGCTCGGTGGTGATGTCAGATCGGATCATCGCTGGCCTCCACGGTCTGAGCGTCGCGGATCTGCTGGGCGCGTTGCTTTGCGGCGTCGGTGATCTCGGCGCGGAGATCGGCCGGCAGCGTGCGGATGCGTGGCTTGAGGGCGTTCAGGGCCTCGACTGTCTGCGCGGCGTCGATGGCGGCGAGGAGGTCGGCGGGTTCGGACTCGGGAGCGGCGGGAACGATTTCCACGACCTGCTGGCGTGAAGGCGGGGCCATGTCCTGCGCCTCCTCCTCGGTGTACGCACCGACAACCACGCCGGGAAACACCGTGCGGATGCCTTCGCTGATGCATCGGGAGCGCAGCATCTGGCGCGGGTATTGCCGCCATGTCGGGTTCTTCGTCAGCCCAGCGCGTTCGGCCATCGCGTATGTCCACTCGATCTCGACGCTGCCGCCCTGCGGATGGGTGAACACGCCCGAGACGGCCTGCTCGGTGTATGTGCCCCAGCGCACCGACCCGCCTGCGGCCTGGAAGCGCGCCAGCATGGCGTCTGCCTTGAGGGCGGGCCTGCCGTTGATGATGTGGAACTCCTGCACCGCCTTGGCCGGGTGCATGCCTTCGGCTTGCGCGATAAGCATAAGGGCCATCGCCTGCTCGGGGGTTTTCATGCCGAACAGGCCGGACTTGGCGACGGATGCGGCCATGCGTTCGATTTGGTCTACGGGGACGAGAGCAGTCATTTATGACTCCGGTTATGAGCGGATATGCGCCGTTATGCGCCGTGATTTATGGTTTCCTTGGCGCTAGTGCCAAATTTGCCTATAGCGCCAAACAGGATCAAAACGAGGTCTTCGCCTGCAGCTTCTGCACGATGGCATCGACCTCGCCGAGGAACGTGATGATCTCGCGTTCCAGGCCCGCGATGTATTCGGGATTACGCTGAACCCGCTGGACGTACAGCTGCAAGTCTGGTGGTAAACGGGGATCGAACGAGGTGAAGTCGCACCACTCGCGGCCGGTGATCCACATCTGGCCTTGAACCTGGGCCATGTGTTCCTCGGGCATGCCAGAGAGCCACGTTTCGAGGTGGTTGGCAGAGTTAAAGGGGCACTTGATCTCGATGAGGCCATCGGACGCCGAGCCGGTGGCAGGGCTGCGCTCGGTGACGAGCCCGTCCGGGCTGCAGCCCACCGCTAGCGTCGGGTGCTGGACGAATCCGACAGCCTCCACGTGCAGGACATGGGCCTCGACATACGCCTGCAGCGCGGCGGGCTCCTGATCGGTGCCCCATTGCATCGCCATCGTGCGGGCCACGGACGCGGGCTGGCCGGTCAGTCGTTCAATGACTTGCTGCCAGAGGTATGTCGTGCGGGCAGCAGTGGGGAGGCCCTTCTGCGTCTTGGCGAGAACGTGCTTCATCTGGGAGGCCGTGACCTTGCCCACGCGGGCCTGCAGCCAGGCGTCGGTGCGTTGCTCGAGTACGGTGGTGTCGGTGGTCATGCGGCCTCCTGGGCGAGAGCGACGGGCGCGGGCATCTCGATGGCGAGGTCGGCCATCGTCTGGCCGAACAGGGTCAGTTGGTGGCAGTGGCCGTCCTTGTCGGTGATCTCGATCACGCGGCTCCAGTACGGGCCGCTGAACTGGGCCACGCTCATTTTGGACTCGTGGGCCTTGATGCTTGTGATGTGGTGCATCATCAGATGGGTGGTGGTCATGGTGGGTTACTCCTCGTCGCAATAGTCACGGTGGATGTTTGCCTGCTCGATCAGCTCGGCGCTGCGTTCGGTGATCTCGGTGGCGCGGGCGGCCTCGAACCGCTCACGCAGGAACATGCGGGCGAACCCGGCCTGCCGGTCGGAGCCGGTCATGATGCAGGCCAGCAGCACGGCGGCAGGCGCGTCTTGCAGCTGGGCGTCGGAGATCAGGTGCGTTTCGACCGGCTTGCTGCTGGCGTCGTCGTTGCAGACGTTGCCCAGCCAGTCCACCACGTTGGCGGCGGTGCTGGCGATCTGCTCGGCGGCGATTTCGTCGGCTTCCCACTGGGCGAGGCCGTCGTCTTCGATGCCGATTTCGCGGGGGTCGTTGGCGACGATGTGCGCGGGCCACGTGGCGTGGTCGCCGGGGCCGAGGGTGGTGTAGTGCATGTGGGCTCCTGTGTGCGTTGCGGTGCCGAGATCATAAACGATCCGTTTACCCGCCCGGGGCAGTATCCGACAGAATCGCAGGGTCTTATCCTCGCAAACCGCTACGCAGCCTCTTTCCATCCCTATCCACACCATGTTACAGTCGCACCCCATGACGATATCACCCCCACTGGCTCACAGCGTGAGCCACCACGCACTGCACCCCGACTCCGAAATCATCGACACCCTCGGCGGCCCGACTGCTCTAGCACGCAGGCTCGGCTACGGCTCGGGCGGCCCGCAGCGGGTGGCGAACTGGAGGAGGCGGGGCATCCCGGCGCTAGTGAAACTACAGCACGCTGGGGTGTTCCTCACGGTGGCGTTCGTGGGGGGTGCCCGATGACACCCGGCACCCGCGTGCGCCTGCCAGATGGCCGCGAGGCGCTCGTCGTCGGCGCGACCGACCTGTCGCTGCATGTGTCGGTCATCGTGCCGCACTGGCCGTTTCCTGCGCCGCCTGAGTGGGTGTCGCGTGACGCGGTGAAGCGGATGCCGTCGAGGTATCTGAGGGAGACGCCGGAGGATGTGGGGGAGGCGAGGTGGTAGAAAACCTGACGAGGAATTTCCAATGCTGACGCCGCAATTTCTGTTGCCGTTGCACGACGAGCTGGTCGTTGACAACTTCGCTGGAGGCGGCGGGGCCAGCACCGGCATTGAGCGCGGCATCGGCAGACCAGTGGACATCGCCATCAATCACGACCCCGAGGCGATTGCCATGCACCAAGCCAACCACCCACAGACGCTGCACCTGTGCGAGAGCGTGTGGGATGTCAATCCGAGCCAAGTGTGTGCGGGCCGTCCTGTGGGATTGGCGTGGTTCAGTCCGGACTGCAAGCACTTCAGCAAGGCCAAGGGTGGCAAGCCCGTGGAGAAGAAGATTCGCGGGCTGGCGTGGGTGGCGGTGCGCTGGGCCGCTACCGTGCAACCTCGAGTGATCTGCCTAGAAAACGTCGAGGAGTTCGTGACCTGGGGGCCGCTGACGCAGGACGGGCGACCCTGCCAGCGCCAGCGGGGGCGCGAGTTCCGGGCGTTTGTGGGGGCACTGCAGCGGCTTGGGTACGCGGTGGAATGGAAAGAGCTGCGGGCTTGCGACTACGGCACGCCCACCAGTCGGAAGCGGCTCTTTCTAGTGGCTAGGCGTGACAACGAGCAGATTCGGTGGCCAGAGCCGACGCACGGCCCCGGTCGCAAACATTACCGCGCGGCAGCGGAGTGCATCGACTGGTCGATTCCATGCCCGAGCATCTTTCAGCGCGAGCGCCCGCTGGCCGAAGCCACGCTGCGCCGCGTGGCCGCAGGGCTGCAGAAGTTCGTAATCGACGCGGCTGAGCCGTTCATCGTGCGGATTGGACACACCGGCCACGGCGACAGCGGCAAGACCCGCAGCATCCATGAGCCGCTATCCACCATCACCAGCAAGGCCGAGCATTGCTTGGTGACTGCCTTTCTCGCCAAGCATTACACAGGCGTGATCGGCAGCGATCTGCGCGCTCCGCTGGGCACTGTCACCAGCGTGGATCACCACAGCTTGGTGTCCGCGTTCCTGATCGCCTATTACGGCAGCGAGACGGACGGCGCGAGCCTTGAGGAGCCGATGCGAACGGTTGTCAGCCGCGACCGATTCGGCTTGGTGACCGTCCGTGGCGAGCAGTACCGAATTGCCGACATTGGCCTGCGGATGCTGCAGCCGCGCGAATTGGCCCGAGCCCAGGGCTTTGCAGACGGCTACCTGCTTGACGCTCCATATCGCGGCAAGCAGCTGCCCAAGCACGCCCAGGTACGAATGATCGGCAACAGCGTCTGCCCGCCGATGGCAGAGGCTCTAGTGAGAGCCAATTTCGCTCAAAACGCACCGTTGCGGAAAGCAGCATGACCCGCCGCCGCGAAACCCTCCGCGAAACCATCGCCCGCAACCAGGCGAGCATGGACCTCTACGCCGCACTCAGTGATCGGCCGCGTGTGGTGCTGACTGCGCCGCCGCCTCCAAAACCTCGAGCCAAACGCGCACCGAGCACAGACGGCACCGAGGCCGACGTCATGCGCGCAGTGTTCGACCTCCTGCGGGCGCATCGGCGCGTGGCGTGGTTCATGCGCCTGAACTCTGGCGCAGTGCAGGACGGGGATCGCTACACGGTGTTCTACCGGCTGTACATGCGCGGCCACAGCGGCATCACAAAGGGCGCGAGCGATTACCTCGGCCAACTCACCGATGGGCGGCTGTTCCTGCTGGAGTGCAAGCGGCCTGGGGTCAGGCGCGGCACGGTCGAGCAGGAGATGCTCATCGGCGCGTGTCAGGCCAACGGCGGCGTTGCGGGGATTGTGCAGTCGGTGGAGGATGCCATCGCTGTGTTGGGGGAGGCATGAATGAGCTGGCTCTTTTCGCGGGCGCTGGTGGAGGCATACTCGGAGGCCACCTGCTCGGATGGCGAACCATCTGCGCAGTCGAGTGGGAACCCTACGCAGCTAGCGTACTTGCCGCCCGACAGAATGACGGCCTTCTCCCGCCCTTCCCGATCTGGGATGACGTTCAAACCTTTGACGGACGACCATGGCGCGGCCGTGTTGACGTCGTATCTGGCGGCTTTCCCTGCCAGGACATCAGCGTTGCAGGCAAAGGCGCCGGCATTGACGGAGCCCGATCAGGCATGTGGACCCACATGGCGCGTATCGTTGGCGAGGTTCGACCCCGCTACGTCTTCGTGGAAAACAGCCCAGCGCTCCTTACTCGGGGACTCGGACGAGTCCTTGGTGATTTGGCCGCACTCGGGTATGACTGCCGATGGACAGTGCTGGGAGCTGCCGACGTTGGAGCGCCGCATCAGCGGGACAGGTTCTGGCTTGTTGCAAGAAACGTGTCCAACTCCGCGGTGCCATATGACGAGGCCTGTGCGCGTGCGAATGGATGTGGAAAAGGGTCACAAGAGCAACCTCGAGGAGGTTGTGGCGGTGCGTGCAATGTGGCCGACTCCGAGAGCAAGCGAGACATTCCAGGGCTACGAGACTCTGAACGCATTGAAGGACGGCAATCAATCGTGGATGGGTTCTGGGCGTGGTGCAACCCTGACAACAGCGGTGATGGCGCGCAACTTGTGGCCCACGCCAACAGCCAGCCAAGCCAGATCAGAGGGAATGATCTTGCAGATGAGAAATCTAGTGGATGCAGGCGTTCTAGATCGTGCAGAGGCGGAAGCGATGATCTCGGGGTCACTGACGCCACCGAGAATGGAAAAGTGGCCAACGCCGACAGTCTGCGGGAACTACAACCGCAAGGGCGCCAGCCCGACCAGTGGGGACGGACTAGCGACTGCGGTGCTGAAGTGCGCGACGCCCACCGCCAGGGACTGGCAGTCGGGAAAGGCCAGCCAAGCCACGCACAACAAGAACTCGCGGCCATTGAGCGAGCAGATTGGTGGGAGTTTGAACCCGACGTGGGTCGAGTGGCTGATGGGGTGGCCGCTAGGGTGGACCGACTTAAAGCCATTGGCAACGGACAGGTTCCGCTCTGCGCCGCAACCGCATGGCGACTCCTGACAGCATGAGCGACCACCAGCCCGCGCACTCTCCACGCGACACGTACCGGGCATCGGCGTGCGATGGTAAGGTCAGTTTTTTATCGTTCACTCAGGCCCAGCTCGTCGCCGTGCGCGGCACCAGGCGCGGCAAGTCTCGGCAGGTGTACCACTGCACTTTCTGCCATCAGTTTCACCTCGGGCGCAGGCCCATCAACCAGCGGCAGCGCCGCAGAGAGACGATAGATGACGACGTATGAGAACGCGAATCGCGGCCTTCTGGCCCGCAACGACAAGCAGGGCAACGAATCCAGGCCGGATTACCGGGGCAGCATCAACGTGGCCGGGGTCGAATACTGGCTCTCGGCCTGGATTAAGGAGGGACGCGAGGGCACGAAACTCGAGGGGCAGAAGTACATGTCCCTCAGCGTGCAGCCCAAAGACGCCCAGCCGGCGTATGCGCCTGCTCCGGCTCCTGCGGCAGCGCCAGCACCAACTCCTGCGCGTCGGCCGTCTCAGGCCGAACAGGACGCTAGGGCCATCGCGGAACGCAGGGCTCGGGAGGCCGCGCCGCGTGCATCAAGCGGTACCGGGTTCGACAGCATGGACGACGATATCCCTTTCTGATCGGCGCTATCGCCTACACTCATTCGGGGCTTGACCGGGCTGATCCCCTGGTGACGCCGCCCGACCCCACGCGAGGGCCGCCCCATCTTTTTCGCGTGTGTTTCGTGGGAACCATCTATGACAGCTTCAACGGCTGACTACGCCGCCACCTACTGCCGCAAGTACGGCATGCACATCGTGCCGCTGCCACCTCGAGGCAAGCGCCCGGTGTCGGAGAACTGGGGAAACGAGTGCATCACCGACCCTGACGCTGCGCGGCGCTATTACCAGCAGCACCCCGACGCCAACATCGGCGCAGCCCTCGGCCCATCTCGCCTGTGCAGTCTGGACATCGACAACCTCGAGGCCATGCGCATCATCTGCGCAGAGTTCGGCTGGGACATTGACGCGCTGCTGGCGCAGTCTCCGACGATTCAGGGTCAGGCACCGAAGATGCGGATGCTGTTCCGCGTGCCCGAGGGCGAGGCGCTGCAGTATCACTCGCTGACCTGGCCGCGCCAGGACGACCAGACCAAGCGGTTCACAGTTCTCGAGATCCGCGCGGCAGACACCCAGCAGCGGCAGGACGTCCTCCCGCCCAGCATCCACCCCGACACCGGCCAGCCCTACATCTGGCTGACGAAGCCCAACGGCGCGATTCCGGAGCCGCCAGCGTGGCTGCTGGCAGTCTGGAAAAACTGGGACGCTCTCAAGCCGCAGCTGCAGGGCCTGTGCCCGTGGGCGGTTCAGCGGCCGACACCGAAGCCTCCGAAAACGCGCCGGCCTGCCAACGATACCACGCCGAGCGTGATCGACGCATACGACCAAGCGCACACCATTGAATCGGCGTTGACGCGGTACGGGTACCGGCCGCAGGGTAAGCGGTGGCTATCACCGCACTCCAGCACCGGCCTGGCCGGCGTCGTGATCTTCGACGGCAAGGCGTGGGTACACCACGCAAGCGACCCGCTGTGCAGCGATGAATCTGGGCAGCTCGTGGGGTCGTTCGATCTGTTTCGGTACTACGAGCACGGCGGGGACATCAGCAAGGCCGTTAAAGGAGCTGCAGAATCGCTCGGGATGAAACTGCCGCCCAGGGCCATTCGGGTAGCCTTGCCGGCACCTCCCCAAGCCACCGAAATCATCGACCCCGAAACCGGAGAAGTCGAAGCACTGCCGCCCGAGTTCTCGGACGACTCGCTGGCGCTGGAGTTCGTGGCGCAGTACGGTGCCGGCCTCAGGTGGTCTCCAGGACTTGGCTGGATGCACGACGATGGCACACACTGGAAGCGAGACGAGCACCTGATTCGGTTCGACCTGGCCCGCAAAACCGCCAGGTCGCAGGCGATGCTGGCCGACGCCAAGGTGCGCAAGGCCATCACCAGCGCCAAGACCGTCAACGCGCTAATCTTCCTGGCGCAGTCTGACCCGGCGATCGTGGTGCCAGCGGCGCAGTGGGACAACGACCCGCTGATGCTCAACACGCCTGCAGGTCTGGTGGATCTGCGCACCGGGAAAATACACCAGCGCAACCGAGACCAGTATCTGACGCAGCTGGCGAGGGTATCTCCAGATACTGACCAACCCATCGACAACTGGCTGCGTTTCATATCTCAGGTATTCGCAGACGACGCCGACACAATTGAGTTTATCCAGCGCATGTGCGGCTATTGCCTCTCGGGAGACAGGCGCGAGCAGAAACTGTTTTTTGCCCACGGCCAAGGAAGCAACGGCAAGTCCACCCTGCTCGACATTCTTATGTGGATGATGGGCTCTTACGCCCTCAAACTGCCAACCACTGCGCTGATGGCGAGCAGGAACGAGCGGCATCCGACCGAACTTGCCCAGCTTCACGGCAAGCGCCTAGCTGTCAGCAATGAGCTCGAGGAGGGCAGTTTTTGGGCCGAGGCGCGGATTAAGGAACTCACCGGGGACGAGACGCTAACGGCTCGGTTCATGCGGCAGGACAACTTCACGTTCACCATGAGCCACAAGCACCTGATCGCTGGCAACCACAAGCCACGGCTCAAGGGCGGCGACCCTGCGATGGCCCGTCGCATGGTGCTGGTGCCTTTCCTGCAGTCGTTCCACGGCGCGGCGAAAGACACAAAGCTGCCCGAGAAACTCAAAGCCGAGGCGGCTGGCATCATGGCCTGGGTGGTGCAGGGCGCACGGAAGTGGTACGCCGATGGGCTGGCTATCCCGAGCAGCGTGGAGGCTGCCAGCCGGGACTACATGGCCGAGCACGATGACATCGCAATGTGGATCGAGGAGTGCTGCAAGCTCGACCCAGGAACGCACGCCAGATCGTCAGACCTCTACGCCTCGTTCCGGCGCTGGAAGCAGGCGCGAGGCGAGCATGAGCCTTCGCAGACGGTGTGGGGGGAGAAGATGACGTTGGTTCCTGGGCTGCGCAAGGTTAAGATGACCGGCATCATTACGCTGAAGGGAATCGACTTGAACGCGACAGAGAAGGCCAGGAATCAGGGTTTACCCTAAGACTTTTGCCGCAGGGGAGGGTAGGGGATACTTGTCCGGTTTCATACGTCACACGCGCACGCGCACGCGATACCCGTGGAATAGGATGACCCTCCCCTACCCTCCCCTAGTGTCCAGAAATGTGATATAGTGGAGACTTCAAGGAGGCATCATGCTGAAACAAGTTTCTCACTGGATAGCCGAGTGCTGCGACACGGGCTCTGTTGCCACGACTAGTGCTGCGGAGTTGTTCGCATCGTTTAGTGCATGGTCAAAGCGTCAAGACCTCTACCCAGGGACGATCTGCTCATGGGGAACAGCCATGAAAGAGCATCATCAGATCGTCAAGGTGAAGCGAAACGGATTGATGGCGTACAAAGGGATTGCCATCAAAGGTCGGAAGAGTCAAGAAAACGAGAAAAAACCAGCTTTCGACACATGGCTTAGGATGCAGTTTAGGCGCGATGATCCAGTTGGCGATCTCGCATCAGATGTCATGGCGGACCCTAGGCTTAAGCGCAAACGATTTGGATACGCATCACTGCTGGATCACTTGATGGGCAGCAGAGCCTGCCTTGATGCGATTGTTACCTTAAGAGACGCGCACGATGAGTTTAAGCAGATGACGAAGGGATCAAAACCATGAGAACCAAGCCAGGAAGCTTTGACCGCGCAAAGATAGCAGAGCGCGTCATCCACGGAATGCAGCGCGAGGGCCTGAGCTGCTTCAAGGCTTGCCAGCAGGCCGGCATTGCGCACAGCACGTTTATGGGATGGGTTGCGGAAGACGCCGCGCTGGCCGACACATACGCGCGCGCGAGAGAAGACTTGATCGAGAAAATCGCGGCCGACCTGATGGATATATCCGACCAAGACCCGGAAATTGTCGATGGCAAAAAGGACTGGGCCGCGATTCAGAAACACAAACTGCAGGTAGATACTCGCAAGTGGCTGTTATCGAAACTCGCCCCGAAGAAATACGGCGACATGATTAAGCTGGCCGGCCACGACGGCGGCGCGGTGAAAATCATTGCGCAGAATGACGACGAAAAACTCTGAGCGCTTCTGATGGCATTCCAGCTAACCGCCCGCCAGCAGGAAGCCCAGCGCATCCTGAGCGGCGACGCCACGCACTTGATGCTGTTCGGAGGCTCGCGCTCGGGCAAGACGTTCCTGCTGACCCGCAACGTGGTGATGCGGGCGCTGAAGGCCCCGAACTCGAGGCACGCGATCTTCCGGTTCCGCTACAACCACCTGAAAGCCAGCGTCGTGCTGGACACGTTCCCCAAGGTGATGCGCGCAGCGTTCCCGGGCGTGGCGTGGGACATGCACCAGCAGGACGGCTACGTCAGTCTGCCAGGCGGCTCGCAGATCTGGTTCGCTGGACTGGACGACAAGGACCGCACCGAGAAGATTCTCGGGCAGGAGTTCGCCACGCTGTACTTCAACGAGTGCAGCCAGATCCCGCTCTCGAGCATCGACACGGCCCTGACACGCCTGGCGCAGAAGGCCACGCAGGTCATCGAAGGCCGCGAGCCTGTCACGCTCAGGCTGCGGGCCTACTACGACTGCAACCCGCCGAGCAAGACGCACTGGACGTACCGCAGGTTCGTGGAGAAGCGCGACCCAGACACCCGTCTCGGCCTGCCGCGTCCGGAGGATTACGCCGCGTTCTCGATCAACCCAGGCGACAACGCTGCGAACCTGTCGCCCGAGTACCTGCGCATGCTCGAGTCCCTGCCGGCCAGGATGCGGGCGCGATTCCTCGAGGGCCGCTTCGCAGACGCAAACCCGAACGCCCTATTCCCCGAGGAACACATCGACCGATGGCGCGTGCTGGACGGCGTTGTGCCGCAGCTGGTGCGCGTTGTGGTCGCGGTGGACCCGAGCGGCGCGGACGACGAGGCGAGTGCGGACAACGACGCCATTGGCATCGTGGTGGTCGGCCTAGCCACGGATGGCGCGTGCTACCTGCTGGAAGACCTGACGGTCAAGGCTGGCCCTGCGACCTGGGGACGCGTGGCGGCCGAGGCGTTCGACCGGCACAAGGCCGACTGCGTGGTGGCCGAGACGAACTACGGCGGGGCGATGGTGCGCCAGGTGATTGAGACTGCCCGCCCGCGCACGCCGTTCAGGCCTGTGACCGCCAGCCGGGGCAAGGTAGTGCGAGCCGAACCGTTCTCGTCGCTGTACGAGCAGGGCAAGGTACGCCATGTCGGGATGTTCCCGGAGCTCGAGGACGAACTCAGCGGGTTCGCCACGACGGGCTACACCGGCTCGCGCAGCCCGAACCGGGCCGACGCGCTGATCTGGGGCCTGGCGGCGCTGTTCCCGGCTGTTACGGGGGCGACGACGAAGAAACCTGACCTCGCGGGCCTCGTCCTGCCCACCGCCCACCATTGGGGCTGACCGCGCGATAGACACCGAACGCCTCGCGTAGCATAATCCCGCCAGCCGCGCAATACCCGGAGACCCCGAGATGGCCAGAGAATCGAACGAGCAGAGGCTGTCACGCATCCATCAGGAGGCGATGGCAGAGTTCGACGCCATCCAGAGCGCGCTGCGTGACGAGCGGCTGCAGTGCCTGCAGGATCGCCGGTTCTACTCCATCGCCGGGGCGCAGTGGGAAGGACCGCTGGGCGCGCAGTTCGAGAACAAGCCGAAACTCGAGGTGAACAAGATCGCGCTGGCCGTGCAGCGCATCTTCAGCGAGTACCGCGCCAACCGCGTCACCGTGGACTTCGTGTCCAAGGAGGGCAAGGAGTACGACAGCCTGGCCGAAACCTGCGACGACCTGTACCGGGCCGACGAGCAGGACAGCGGGGCCGAGGAAGCCTATGACAACGCCTTCGAGGAGGCTGTCGGCGGCGGTTTCGGTGCGTTCCGGCTGCGAACGGCCTACGAAAACGAGGAGGACGACGAGGACGAGCGCCAGCGCATCCGCATCGAGCCGATCTTCGACGCGGACAGCAGCGTGTTCTTCGACCTCCAGGCCAAGCGCCAGGATAAGGCCGACGCGAAGCGGTGCTTCGTGCTCACGAGCATGACCCGCGAGGCGTATCGGGCCGAGTACGGCGACGACCCGGCATCGTGGCCGAAGGAAATCCATCAGTACGAATTCGACTGGCTCACGCCTGACGTCGTGTACGTTGCCGAGTATTTCCGCGTCGAGATGGTCTCCGAAACCGTGCGCATATTCCGCAGCCTGGACGGCGAGGAGGAGCGCTACCGGGACAGCGAGCTGGACGAGGAGATGCTGGCGCAGCTCGAGGCAGTCGGTTCTGTCGAGGTTCGACAGAAGCGCATGAAGCGTCAGCGGGTGCGAAAGTATGTCCTGAGCGGCGCGAAGGTGCTCGAGGACTCCGGTTTCATCGCCGGCAAGCACATCCCGATCATCCCGGTCTACGGCCGCCGCTGGTTCATCGACAACGTGGAGCGCTGCGCGGGGCATGTCAGGCTGGCCAAGGACGCCCAGCGCCTGGCGAACATGCAGCGGTCAAAGCTGGCCGAGATCGCCGCGCTCTCGAGCGTCGAGAAGCCCATCCTGACCCCCGAGCAGGTCGCCGGTCATCAGGTGATGTGGCAGGACGACAACCTGCGAAATTACCCGTACCTGCTCATCAACCCGATCACAGGCCCGGACGGCAGCGCACAGGCTGCTGGACCGCTGGCCTACACGAAGTCCCCTCAGATCCCGCCTGCGATGGCTGCGCTACTGCAGATCACCGAGCAGGACATGAAAGACGTCCTCGGGAATCAGGAGCAGGGCGACAAGATCGTCGCCAACGTCAGCGGCAAGGCCGTCGAGATGGTCCAGCAGCGGCTGGACATGCAGACGTTCATCTACATGTCGAACTACGCCAAATCCGTGCGCCGCGCTGGCGAGGTCTGGCTCGGCATGGCCCGCGAGGTGTACGCAGAGCCTGGCCGGAAGATGAAGGGCATCGGCTCGCAGGGCCAGATGTCGAGCATCGAACTGATGCGGCCGATGGTGAACGACGAGGGCGAGCTCGAGCACGAGAACGATCTCTCAGAGGCCGAGTTCGATGTCGCCGTTGAGGTCGGCCCGTCCTCGAGCAGCAAGCGTGCCGCGACGGTGCGCGCCCTCACGCAGATGATGGCCGTGACGCAAGACCCCGAGGCGCAGAAGGTGCTGCAGGCAGCGGCGCTGATGAATATGGAAGGCGAGGGCCTGAGCGAAATCAGCGAGTTCTTCCGCGCGCAGCTGGTGCAGATGGGCGTGGTGAAGCCGACCGAGGAGGAGGCCGCACAGATGGCCCAGGCTGGTTCTCAGCCCGACCCGAACGCGGTGTTTCTGCAGGCTGCGGCAGAGGAAGCGCTCGCCAAGGCCGCGCAGGCCCGTGCAGGCGTGGTCAAGACCATCGCAGACTCCGAACTCACGCAGGCCAAGACCGTCGAGACGCTGGCCAAGGTGGGCGAGGCAGGCGGAACGCAGCAGGCCGTCGCTGGCACGGTTCAGTCCGGTGTGCAGCAGGCCACGCCTCAGATCGACGAGAGGACGGCGCTTGAGATTGAGGCGATGCAGCTTGAGAACCAACTGCGCCGCAACCGCGTCGAGGCCACCGACGGCCAGATCGAGCAGCTCCGAGCCGAGCGCCAGGCCAACGACAGCATGGTGCAGGCCTCGCAGGCCATGCAGCAGGCTGTTGCGGGCCTCGGACAGAGCGTGGCCGTGATCGGTGATGCCGTGGGCCGCATGAGCGATGCCGTGGGACAATTCGCGGCAACGAGCAGCCGCAACACCGACAAGGCCATCGAGGCGATCAGCCGCCCCAAGCGAGTGGTACGCGAGCGCGGACGCATCTCCCGCATCGAGACGGAGTAAGCGATGGCCGACAACGTAGGCTACACCCCAGGTTCAGGCGCGACAGTCGCGGCCGACGAGATCGCCGGGGTTCTGCACCAGCGCGTGAAGCTGGGCATCGGTGACGATGGTGTCGCCGTCGATGTGTCGGCCACGAACCCGCTGCCGATCACGGCGGTAACGCCGCTGGCGGTCACTACGGGCGGCCTGACGGACACCGAACTGCGGGCCGCGCCGCTGGACGTTGACATCACCGGCATCGACCCGAGCGTGACGCTCACGGTCCACGACGAGGAGAATCACCTCCAACTGTCGCGGATCATCAACGCACTCAGCGCGCCGCAGGGCTACGACCGCACAATTCAGCGGCAGCGCGTGACGGCGACGCTGGAGTCTGGAACGGTGACGACCGTCACGACCGTCACGACCGTTTCGGCGGTGACGAACATCGCCGGCCTCGGCGGCGATCAGCCGCAACTCCTGACGCGCGGCAGCAATCTCTCGGCGTGGCGCGACTGTGTGCGCTCGCTCATCTCCTGAAGGACGATCATGGCGAACAACTTCAAGAAGGTCATTGACCGCCTGCTGTGGGCTCAGGTTGCCCCGTCTCCCAACGCGCACGCTGCGGCGTCTTCGATGTGCGCCGACATGCGCAGCGACCTCAGCCGCCATCCGTTCGTGCACAACCTCATCAGCGCGGCGATCCTGAACCGGTACAACATCATCACCAAGGCGTGGCAACTAGCCATCAACCCCGGCCTCGGCGGCACGTTCGGCGCTGGCGCGGCAAGCGTGTTTGCCCCCAGTTTCGCGGCTGTCGGCACCATTGCGGCAGGCGCGACCACGACGAGCGTGACGCTCTCAACCGCGCTGCCCACGGCGGTCGGCGTGAACATGTTGGCGAACAGAGGCGGCAGCGGCGACTACGGCTTCAAGCTGCGCATCATTGACACGACGGCGGGCAAGACTGAAGAGCGCTTCATCGTCGGCAACACGGCGAGCGCGACCCCAGTCATTACGCTGGACAACGCCTTCACGTTCACGCCGGCCACGGGCGCGCGGTATGAACTGCTCTCGGGCCGCGTGATGATGCTGTCTGCCGGTGTGCTGGCGGCGACCATCTTCCGTTCGTTTGAGGTGGCGACGAACACGCTCGCCTCGCTCACGAACACCAACTTGCCCGCCACCATCGGCACCGACTCGGCGGCGATTGTGCTGGACGAGCAGTACACGCCCTACAACATGAACCCCGGTGAGGGCATGGTGCTGGGCGCGTTCACCTACGACACGAACATCACGGTACGCAAGGCGTTGGTTGCCACGGCGCGGGCCGCGTCTACGCTGACCGGGCAGGCTACGCTTGGGGATGCGGTGGTTGCCGCGAACGAATATAGGAACTTCCAGATCCGCATCGTCCAAGACCTTACGACCCCGGCCGCAGTCGGCCAGCGGCGCATCATCGCCTCGCACACGGCCGGCCCGTCGCCGGTCTACACGCTGGGCACCGCCTGGGCCACGCAGCCGAGCGCCGATGCCAAGTACGTCATCGAGCAGCCGAATCTGCTGCTGCTGCGCTCGACGGCCACGACGACGGTGTACACGTACAACTACACCGACGCGACGATCAACAACGGCACGAACAGCATCGCGGCGAACGCCTGGAGCACGACCTACTTCGGCGTGGCTCCTACTGCCAACGCGGCGGGCGGCATATGGGTGCAGAGTTTCGGCATCCAGCCCGATCCAGCTCGCAATGCGCGGCACTCGTTCTGCTACTTCTTCCGAGGCGGCGCGACCACGCTGGATGTGCTCGACATCTCGGCCAGCATCACCGGAACGTGGACGGGCGCGATCACCTACGACGGGGGCACAGCAACTATCGGCGCGGGTACTACCGGCGCTTACGCACCATACGGCGGCGAAGGCCGGTTCACCTACATGAACATCTACGTCGCATCGGCGGTAAATCAACTGTTCCGCTTCGACGCCAAGAATCGCGTGCTGTCGCCCCACACGCCGACCGACTTTTTGCAGTCAGGTGTGGCCGCTGTGGGATCGCGCATGGCGGCCTACGCGGCGCTCGACGGCACGGACAAGTACGACGTGATCCTGCTGCAGTCGCACCTGTCTACGGTGTCCCAAGAACTCATTGCCCTGGTGTAACTATGACCATCGCTGACCTCCTGAAGCTGGCCCAGGCTCGGCTGGCGCACCTCAACGGCCAGCACGCCGACGCAACGGCGATTGGCGACTCGGCCGCCATCGAGCGGCTGGAAGACGAAATTGCGGAGACGCAGGCCACCATCTCCGCGCTGCGGTCGCTGGGCTAACGCATGTTCCTGACCCTGCTGCAGTCGCGCGGCGGGCCTGCGCCTGTCACGCCATCGGGCGGCGGCGGGCCGGGTAACGCGGCGCAGGGCAGACGCAGGCGCGGCGAGGGCTGGGGCCGCGAGCGGGAAATTCTGGAGGCGAGTCTGGCGCGGTTCCGTGCCGAGGCATCGCAGGAACTGCAGGACATCCGCGACGTACTGGACGCCGCACCGCAGCCGCAGGCCCAGCGCATCGCGCGCAAGCTGACCGACTACACGGGCGAGATTGCCCAAGTCGAGAGTCTGCGCCGGGAGTTGGCGAAGCTGCAGATCGAAAGCGAGGCCCGCGAGGGGCTGCAGCAGGACTTGGCCGACGCGGTGCAGTCGCTGCGGGAGATTCTGCGGGATGAAGAGGACGCCATCGCGGCAGTCATGGCGCTCCACGACCACGAGGCTCGGCACCTGCTGGGGATGCTGGGCATCAGTGTGCACTGAACGGCACCACGCCGAACGGCATCCGCGCGGCCGGTAACGCGCGAGTAGAGGGAAGACGGATGGGAATCAGAATTGAAGTAACGCAGCCCGATGGCACGCAAGAGGTGCACGACGGGAACGAGGACAACACGCCCGAGGACGAGGGCGAGCAGGTTGCGGCGGCTCAGGGCGCACCAGACACGCCTGACCCGTCTCCCCAGGCTGATGCCCCTGCAGCCGCCGCACCCGAACCCGACGAGGTGACGGTCAGCATCGGAGACGATGCCCCGCCAGCCGAGGACGAGGAACGCGCCGCCCCTGAGTGGGTGCGCGACCTGCGCAAGCAGCACCGCGAACTGCAGAAAAAGGTGCGCGAGTACGAGGCGAAGGAGCAGGCCGCACCGGCCGCACGGCCCACTGTCGGCCCGAAGCCCAAGCTCGAAGACCACGACTACGACACCGACCGATACGAGACGGCGCTGGAGTCGTGGTACGCCCAGAAGGCCACGGCTGATAAGGCCGAGCGCGAGGCCCAGCGCCAGGCCGAAGAGGCGCAGAAGGCGTGGCAGGCCAAGCTCGATGGGTACGGCAAGGCGAAGTCCGACCTGAAGGTGCGCGACTACGACGAGGCCGAGCACACGGTCATGGAGACGCTGAACGTCACACAGCAGGGGGTCGTGCTGCAGGGCGCGGAGAACCCCGCGCTCGTCGTCTACGCGCTGGGCAAGAACCCCAAGCGCGCCAAGGAACTCGCGTCGATCACCGACCCGGTGAAGTTCGCATTTGCCGTCGCCAAACTGGAGGCACAATTGAAGGTCACCCCCCGCACCAAGCCACCCGCGCCCGAGCGCAGCCTGCCGGCAGGCACCGCACCCGTCAGCGGCGGGTCAGATACGACGCTGGAGAGGCTGCGCGAGGAGGCGTCCCGCACGGGCGACATGACGAAGGTCGTGGCGTACAAGCGGCAACTGGCGGCGAAGGCGAGCGCGAGGGCTTGACGAACCCACGGGCCGTGTTATATTCGGCCCAATCGCACCGGGTTTCGCCAGCCCTCAAGTGGCAGTAGCGACCAGATCACGAGTGGCCGCCCGACTCCGACCGGGTGAGTAAGCAGGCGCGGCAGTAGCCGCAATCGTTCACTCATTCCGATTAGGAGCCACCAATGGCCAACGCCTTCTCAAAGGAAGAGCGCGTCGCGTTCGAAGACCTGCTTGCAGGCTTCCAAGACGCCCTCGTACTGTCCCGCAACGTCTCGGTCTACAACACGGATCAGACGATGATGGAGCGGACCAACAACGTCATCTGGCGTCCGATGCCCTACATCGCTGTGTCGTACAACGGCACGGACATGACGGGCAATTTCGACGACTACACCCAGCTCACCGTTCCCGCGACCATCGGCTACCAGAAGTCGGTGCCGTGGATCATGAGCGCGACCGAACTGCGTGATGCGCTGCAAGAGGGTCGCCTGGGCGATGCCGCCAAGCAGAAGCTCGCCAGCGACATCAACGTCGCCGTGCTGACCGTTGCAGGCCAGCAGGGGACGCTGGCGATCAAGCGTTCGGCCGCCACTGGCTTCGATGATGTGGCGCTTGTCGAGGCGGTGATGAACGAGACGGGCGTTCCGATGGACAGCCGGTATCTCGCTCTCAGCACCCGCGACTACAACGGCATGGCGTCCGATCTGGCGAAGAACACCCGGTCGTTCGGCAACGACATCTCCGACAGCGCGCTGCGTCGGGCGTTCGTGGGCCAGGTCGCCTCGTTCGAGACGTACAAGCTGGACTACGCCCAGCGCAAGGCTGCTGCGGCGGGTGCTGGCATCCAGATCAACACGACGGCAGCGGGCGGGAACTACTACACCCCGAAGGCCACCTCGACCTCGGCCACGGGCGAGACGAGCAACGTGGACAACCGTTTCCAGACGGTGACGGTCAACTCGACCACCAGCATCGCGGTCGGCGACTCGTTCACGATTGCCAACGTCAACGCCGTGCACATGATCACCAAGGAAGACACGGGCCAGCCCAAGACGTTCCGCGTGATCGCCGTGCCGTCGGCCACGACGCTCGTGATCAGCCCCCCGCTGATCCCGGCGCAGGCTGGCGTGGACAGCACCCAGCAGTACGCGAACTGCCGGATCACTTCGACCTCGGCAACCGCCGCGATCACGTTCCTGAACACGACGGCCTCGTATCTGAACTGCTTCTGGCACAAGGACGCCATCGAGCTTTTGCCGGGTCGCTATGCGGTGCCGACAGATGCCGGTGCGGCCGTGATGCGCGCGAGCACGGATCAGGGTATCGAACTGGTCATGACGAAGCAGTACGACATCAACAACATGAAGACCAAGTACCGATTGGACTGCCTCTTCGGTGTGGTGTGCAAGCAGCCCGAAATGGCTGGCGTGCTGATGTTCAACTGAGCCACCAGGAGCAACCGAAATGGCACAGCAAATTGTTTTCCCCCACGGCGAGGTTCAAGTCTCGCTGACTGCCACCCAGGCAATCGCGGTGCGCACCACGGGTCCGGGCAATCCGGCGTCTGTCTACCGGCAGGCTGGCTTCCCGAACTACCCGAACTCGTACACCTTGCTCGGCACCGTGTCCGACGAGGAGAAGAGCTTCGGGCCGTTTACGGGCGGCGGCGTGATCAAGATCGAAGCCGGCCCGAATCAGGTGTTCTACAACGTCGACACGAACCCGATGGGCGCGGTCGTGTTCGACGCACCGATTGGCAACCCGTCGTTCTTCGGCTACTTCACGGACTTCGTGGAGTACGACAGCAACACCTGGACGATCACCGAGACGGGCGCGGGCACGGACCTGTCGGGCGACGAGGTGGGAGGCACGCTGGTGCTGACCAACGCGGGCACCGACAACGACAAGCACGCCTTGCAGCTCGGCAAGACCAACGGCGAGTGCTTCAAGTTCACGGCTGGCAAGGCGCTGTGGTTCGACGCTCGGTTCAAGGTGGACAACGTGCTGGCCGACACCATGATCGGCCTGTACGTCACGGACACCGACCCCGAGGGTGGCGTGTCGGATGGCGTGTACTTCCGCCGCCTGACCACCGCCACCGCGCTGAACCTCGTCATCGAGGCGTCTTCGACCGAGACGGTGGTGACGACCGGCATCGTGATGGCCAACGACACCTACGTGAACGTCGGCTTCTACTACGATGGCGCGAAGCTGTTCTACACCCAAAACCGCCAGATCATCGGTGAGGCGACCTCGCTGGCCAACCTGCCGACCGGCGAACTGCGACTGTCCCTGCTGGTGCAGAACGGCACGGGGGTGGCGCGGTCGATGACGGTGGACTGGGTCGGCGCTCACCAGCAGCGTTGATCGGGTAACCCAGTGACACGCGGGCGGTGGTCTGAGGCTGCCGCCCGCGTTTTCGTATCAGGAGACTGAGATGCCGATGAAGAAGGGTTACTCGCAGAAATCAATCAGCGAGAATATTTCTATGGAAATGAAGGGCAACAAGCGTCCGCAGAAGCAAGCCGTCGCCATCGCGCTGAACACGGCTCGCACCGCTGCCATGAAGGCTGGCAAGCCGGGCAAGGCCCCTGCGAAGAAGGGGATGAAGTGAAGAAGCCTGGATCTCCTGGCCTCTACGCTGCAATCAACGCCAAGCGCGAGCGCATCGCTGCCGGCAGCGGCGAGAAGATGCGCAAGCCTGGCGCGAAGGGCGCACCGACCGCCGCCGCGTTCCGTGAGTCGGCCAAGACCGCCAAGAAGGGCAAGAAATGATCCGCGTCGAACTGCCGACCATCCTCTACAAGCGCGGCGGCACCTGGCCTGGCCCGTTGGACAGGTACGGCAGCGCGACGACGTTCTCGACGCTGGCCTGCGACACGATGGAGCAGGTTGAGGCGGCGCTGGCCGATGGCTGGCACCTGAACGTCTGGACGGCCTGCAACCAGGCTGGGCCGTGGGACGAGGAGGTGGTCGAGGCCGAGGTGGTCGAGGTTGCCCCGGAACCCGAGCCTGCGCCCGCAGACAACGCCCCGCCGACCCGCGCCGAGATGATGCAGCAGGCCGAGCTGCTGGGCCTGAAGGTCGATCGGCGCTGGAGCGACGAGACGCTGCTGGCGAAGATCAACGCCGCGATGGCGGCTGCCCCGGCACCGGCTGACGACGACCCGATATGAGCAACACTAAGAGACAATTCGTGGAGGAAGCCTTTGCCGAACTCGGCATGGCGAACTACACCTTTGACCTCCAGCCGCAGCAGCTCGACACCGCGCTGCGCCGGCTGGACGCGATGATGGCGACTTGGAACGCCAAGGGCATCCGGCTGGGCTACCCGCTGCCAAGCAGCCCGCAGGACAGCGACCTCGACACCGAGACGCAGGTGCCCGACAGCGCGAACGAGGCCATCGTGGCGAATCTTGCCATCCGCATCGCGCCGCAGTACGGCAAGACGGTGCAGATCGACACGCGCACGACGGCCAAGCTCGGATACGACACCCTGCTGGCTCGGGCCACGTTCCCTGCCGAGCAGCAGTTCCCCCGCACGCTGCCGCTGGGCGCAGGGCAGAAGCCGTGGCGCTACGACACGCCGTTCATGCCGGGGCCGGTCGATCCGGTGCTGGCTGGGCCGGATGGCCCCATCGAACTCTACTGAGGGCGCACCATGCCGCTGATCAATCAACTACCTGTCGTCTCGCAACTCTCGAGCGGCGACCAGATCGCGGTTTACAACACCGCCAACGGCGACGCCAGGCGGTCGAGCCTGAACACGCTGCTGCAGTTCTTCCAGCAGACGTTCGCCGCGCCGACGATGGCAACGAGCCTGTACGTCCCCACGACGGGCTTCTCGATCTCGCTGCCCACGCCGACCACGCAGGCGCTGTGGGTGCTGTTGCAGCCCGCTGGCACGCTGGCCACCGGCACGATCACGCTGCCGCTGAACACGGGCGTGGCTGACGGCACCGAGATCCTGCTCACGAGCACGCAGATCATCACCACACTCACCGTGGCCCTGAACGGCGCGACGGCGGTGTACGGTTCTCCCACGACGCTTGCGGCTGGCGGGTTCGCTCGGCTGCGCTGGTACGCCGCGACGAACTCGTGGTATCGCATCTCCTGACGAGGTAACCCATGTCCGTCCAAGCAGCATTCAACCCGGCCTATGGCACGGGCACCACCGTAGCGCCTACCAATACCTCGGCATCAAGCACGATTGGTGTGGGCAGCAAGTCGCTGGTGCTCACGAACTTGGGCTCGATCACTGTGTATGTCCGCGTGGGCACAGGCTCGACCACGGCCACGACCGCCGACTATCCTGTGCTTGCGGCTACGCAGGTGACCGTCAGCAAGGCGCAGGATCAGAACACGGTGGCGTACATCACCGCGTCTGGTACGGGCTCCATTCACATCATGGCGGGCGAGGGGTACTGATGTATCCGCTGACGCGCTCAACGAGCCGCGCTAGGTTCTTTGGCGCGGCCCCGTCGTTGCTGCTCGATTTCCTGTCTGGCTCGCTCGATTCCCGCATCACCTTCACCCGCGCCAGCACGGCCACGTTCTTCAACTCCTCTGGCGTGCTGACCTCGGCGTCAAACGACGTTGCCCGGTTCGACTACAACCCCAGCACGCTGGCTGCTCGGGGGCTGCTGATTGAGGAGGCGAGGACGAACAGCATCCGCAACAACACGATGCAGGGTGCTGTGGCTGGAAGTCCGGGTACGGCTCCGACGAATTGGGCGCGTGCCGCATCTCCAACCAACGGGATCAGCTCTCAGGTCGTTGGAACGGGTACGGAATCCGGCGTCACCTATTTGGACCTTCGGTTTACTGGCACTTGCTCTGCGACATTCGGCTTTTCCGTAGACACAGACACATCATCTGCCGCAGCCGCAGCCACTGGGCAGGCGTGGACAAGTTCCGTTTATTTGACGCGATCAGCCGGGACAATCGGCAACGCCACGGTTCAAATGGTACTCAATGAGTACAGTTCTGTTCCGGCGTTTTTGCGCAATACGTTCTCAAGCTCATTGGTGCCAGCGGCGTCCAATTTGGCAACGCAGCGGGTAACTCAGACCGTTACGGCGGGGGCGTCAACGGCATTTGTTCAGCAGTCGTTGTCTGTCAACTTCACAAACGGCAGCACCTACGATTTCACCCTCCGCATCGGCCTGCCCCAACTGGAGCAGGGTGCCTTCGCAACCTCCGTCATCCCCACCACCACCACAGCCCTGACCCGTGCGGCAGATGTGGCGAGCGTGAATACGTTGACGCCTTGGTTTAATGCGGTGGAGGGGACGTTGTTTGTCGAGGCGTCAAATGCCCAATTAGGTACATCGCTATTTAGTACAGATGACGGTACGGCATCCAATCGCATCGTCACCTATTTTAATGTGGCAAATAGCCCCGCTTTCCGGGTTGTTTCTGGCGGCGTAGATCAGGCCAACTTCTCGGCTGGAACAATTACACAAAACGCAACATTCAAGTTGTCTACCGCGTACGCAACAAATGATTTTGCCGCATCTTTGAACGGCGCTGCTGCCGTAACTGATACGTCAGGAACCGTTCCGTCTGGACAAACTACTGCGCGAATCGGCTCAAATGTCTCCAGTGCTAATTTCATAAACGGCTATCTCCGTAGGGTGTCATTTTTCCCCCGCCGCCTCGCCAACGCCGAACTCCAATCCATCACGCTCTGACCATGTACCACGACTACCACATTCGTGCGCTGCCTGCTGACTGGCCCAAGCTGATCGGACTGGGTGTCAAGCTCGGCGCACTGACGGTCAGCGAGGATGTCGTCTCCACCGCCACCCCCGGCTGCTGGGACTTCATCGGCGTGCTGCACAAGCCCACGGGCAACGTCATCACAACGCCCGAAGGCGAGACGCCCGAGATGGCCCCGGTGACCGACGACAAGGGCGTGGCCTACTGGCACGCCAACCTGCGCACGACGGTTCACCTTGGCGCTGTGGCGCGTGAGATGGCGCAGACGGACCGCGACATTGCCAAGGCCATGAAGTCGCTGGGCAAGTTCTTCCTGCTGGACGAGGAGGGCAACCCCCGCGCTCCGAAGCAGCCTGCCCGGGGGTATGCATGAGCATCGCACAAGCACTCCGCGCCTCGCTGCGCTCCAAGACCGTCTGGCTGGGCATCATCACCGCCGTGCTGTCGGTGCTGCAAGGCTTCGTGTTCAAGCTGCCCCTGTCTCCTGCCGAGCAGGCTATGGTCGGCTCAGGGATCGCGGTCGCCATCGTGGTGCTGCGGGCGATCACCACCCAGCCGTTGTCGGAGAAGTGATGGCGAAGTCGCCTGCAAGGTCTTACAAACTCCCCGGCTGGGTGGGTGTGTGTTCGTCGTGCGGGCGAGATAAAGCGACTACCACTTTTGGCAAAGGCCGTGCTGGCGAGTGCAATTATTGCGCTAAGGTTCGTTGGAATGCGGATAATGCGTTAAAACTACGTGCACAACGCCTATACGGAAACGCACAAAAACGAGCAAAAGAAATGGGTTGGCCGGAACCGGACTTTGGTTCGCGGTGGATTGAGGATAGGATTCGACTAGGTATTTGCGAAGCTACGGGGCTCCCGTTTGATCTGACGACTCAGATAAACGATACAGTACATGCAAAAAACCCGTGGGTTCCATCAATTGATCGTATTGATAACACAAAACCGTACTTAAAAACAAACGTGCAGCTTGTTGTATATATGTACAACGTCTGCAAAGCAGAGTTTACGCATGTGGATGTCGTTAAATTTTGTCGTGCAATAGCCGCAATGGAGGCAGAAATTGCCTAAGCACAAAACAGAGGCTTGGACCCGCAAGGAGGGCAAGAGCCCCACGGGTGGCCTCAACGCCAAGGGCCGCGCCTCCGCACGCGCCGAAGGCATGAACCTGAAGCCCCCTGTTAAGTCAGGCGACAACCCCCGTCGAGCAAGTTTCCTCGCCCGCATGGGCAACATGCCGGGGCCTGAGCGCAAGGATGGCGAACCCACGCGGCTGCTGCTGTCTCTGCAAGCCTGGGGCGCGTCGAGCAAGGCAGACGCCAAGGCGAAGGCCAAGGCCATCTCGGCGCGGAACAAAGGAAAGAAGTAGTCATGGCCAACGTCAAAATCTCCGCGCTCCCGACCGCTACCGCAGCGGCCGGCGCTGATCTCCTGCCACTTGTGCAGAGTGGGGTGACGAAGAAGCTGTCGGTCACTGCGCTGTTTACCAGCCCGACGCTGGTCACCCCCGTACTCGGTACGCCGACTTCCGGCACGCTGACCAACGCCACGGGGCTACCGCTTACTACAGGCGTGACAGGA